GAGTCAATAAGAACTACAAAGATTCCTTGTTCTTGAGCGTATTTTACAATGTTACCTGCACAGATATATGATTTACCTGCGCCAGATTCACCTGCAAATACAGTTACCTTACCCATTGGAACGCCTCGGTTAAAGTCGCCGCTGATAAGATAGTTAAGTGCAAAGTTGCCTGTACTAACCCAATCTGTAGGATCGTTAAATCCTGCACTCATACCTTGAATGGATTTTGTCAACGAGTTTCGAAACTTCGTTGGATCGAATGCTTTATTCGCCATATATATATCTCCTATCTAAAAAGCAATGGGGGATTGCTCCCCCATAATGTTATTACTGTCCTTGACGTGCTCTAATCATTGCTAGAATGTCTTGAGCATTGCCACCTTCTGCTGGAGCCGCTTCGGCTGTTGGAGCCGGAGTTGACTCTGGTGTTGCTTCTGCTACCGGAGTAACCGGTGCTGGAGTAGGTGTAGGAGCAGGCGTACTTGCTGCTGGTGCAACAGGATCACCTGTTGCTGCTGACATGCCTGCTGGACGGAAATAATTACTCCAACGATCTGGATCGTATGCTTCTCCGTCTACTGATGCTTCAAACATTTCAGTCAATACTTTAACTGCTGTTTCGTCTGGCTTCTTAGGTAGGAAGTCACTTAGATTAAACAAACCGTGTGTATTAATTGCATTCATCTCTGCATCACTTAGTGGACGCTCTCTACGAGCCCAATTTGATGTTGAGTAGTCTGCATAGCCACCTTTTGAACTCTTGTTCAAACGGAAGTCTACACCAGCAGTATAATCTGTTGGCAACTCTTCCATGTCTGGATCCATTAATGCTTGTTTAATGATCTGGAAGATTTGTGGACCAATAATAAAGCGTCTGATTGGATTCTCAGGTGCTTCGTCATCGGCTAATGGGTTATCGGTTACAAAACCTTGGAACAAGTATGAACGTTTTTTCCAATACTTACGACCCATATCTTCTAGACTTGGATCTTTGAACCAGCCGCGGACTTCGCCTAAAATAGGACATGATTCACCATACATTTCCATACATGGAACTTGTACTTGTACTGGACGTGAATCAGTTTGTCCTTTAATACCCGAAAACGGAAGTTTGATCATCAAACGTTCTGCCCAGAAAAAAGTATTATCTGTGTTACCGTCAGGAAGGAAACGTAGAGTTGAACTCTCGCCTTCTTTCATATTCCAAAATGGGTAAATTGGGTTTGGACCGCTTGGGCCGTTTGAACCACCTGAACTGCGGTTCTCTTGTTCTTTGAGCTTTGCTCGGATTTCTGCTAATGATGCCATAATTATGCCTCCTATTTTTTGCCTTATAGCTTTGTGCCTAAATTAAGTGTAGCACATTGTATATACTACACTCTATTATTTATCCTGTCAAGTATTTTTTGACAGAAATATGAATGAATTAGCTGATTATCTTAAACCAGCTAATTCACGCATTCTTTCATACTCTGCATCAACTTCCATTTGTTGTGGTTGTGTCTTCATTTGGAAATCGTCGAATAGAATATTAACTTGTTCGATAAACGCCTTAGCAGGTTCTATGAACTGCTCGCCGTAATCTTTTTCTACCATGGTAAGTACAGCGGTTTCGCCTTTTGGGAACTCGCCTGTTTCTCTATCGTAGTAAGATAAAATAAATTCGCCTAGTGGTGTCTTTTCGTCCTTTTCAAGTGTTATTTCGTCGCCATCCGGGCCTTGAACTTTATCGCCTTTTTTCTTGCCGTTCATTTTAGCTTTCTTTACAGCGTGTGCATATGCATTGCCTTCGTCAAACTCGATATCACCGTCTCGGAATGCTTCATCAGCCTGTTGTTGAATGTCGGCGTCATCCCAATAAAGCATGTCTTCTGGACCAGGTAATGTACTAGCATCTATCTCAGGCTTGCCGTTTTTAATTTCAACTTCAACTTCTACTTCGTGTTCACCGCCGTCTTGATCAGTAACAAATAATGCCATAGTTCCTACTTGGCCTTCTTGTGCTTCGTTAGTATCACCTTCAGCAAACTGCCCCATTGATTTTTCAAATGCTGCTTCTAGTTCGTCTTCTTCTTTTACACACGACCCTTTTTCGCCTGCTTTTTTGCCAGGTACTTTACGATAGCCTTTCCAGCACTTGTCATAGATTTTACTATTACCGTGTCTTTCGCCTTCGTTTGTTTTTTTGTATTCTTCTGGATCTCCAGTGCCTCCGCAATCTGGACAACTTTTAGGACAAGTTTCATCACAATCGTTTTCTGCTTCTCCTAATAAATCATCTGGTCCTAATTCTTTTGCTTTAGTAGCCTCTGAAACTAGATTATAGATATAAGGAAATACGTCTTTAAGTTCTTCGTTAAACTGTCTAATAGTTAATTGATCAATCCAGTTTTCTGCAACATCACTTGGAACATCTTCTAGTACTGGGGTTTCAAATGCTTCAAATGTTTGCTTGTAAAAACTTGGTTTTTGGAGACTTTCAACTGTTTTCTTAACTGTTTGTATACGCTCTTTAACAATGTCCATATACTCACTAAGACTCTCTGCCATTACTGCTGAACGACCCATATAAGTCTTAAACTTACGTAGTTTTGATAATTCTTCGCTTAGTCCAATGATATGTTTACCAAAGTCGTCGTAAGGTTTGCCACCTTCAGCAACATGACGTGCCATTGCTCTTGCGCCAGTTAAATGCTTGTACGGATATTTAAATCTTTCTCCGTCTGCACTTTCAATATAAATCGTACCAATCTTTTGTGTACGACCCGATGCAAGTTCTTGATTAACACTTTCAGTGTGTTTAATTACAAGTCTTGCATTATCAACGTCTTGATAACTTATACGTGATGTGCCGTATAGTTTTGATTCATTCATTTTATCGTCCCCAGTTTTTGTTGCAAGGTATTTATAGTCTCTTTTTTCTAAATTTGATTTTGTAATATCTCTAGTATTAAATCCTAACATTCTTTTTTTAGAAAATGTTCTTAATTCTTTTAAAAACTCAAACCATAAACTTTTTGATACAGCATTTTCTACTACTTCTTTATTAAACATTACAACAACACCATCATCGGCTGACAATGATATACTTACATTTCCAAAATCTTGATTTTTATCATTATATGCAAATTCAAAAAATCTTGCTTCTTTTGGATCGTTAACTACGTTTCCTTCGCCGTCGCCAATAGTTACATTGGAAAAACGTCCACGTATTTTTGAAAATAGTTCTTCTGCTGTTTGATCAAGTTTATCCATACTAATATTTATCCAAAGTTGCTAGATATGAAGATTGGCATAGGTGCTTCATAATCTTCATCTTGTTCTGCCTGATTAAAAGAATTATAAATTCTAGGATCCCAATCTTTGAGAACACTCATCATTCTAATGCATAATAGTGTGGCACTAACTAAATCGTCACTCATACCCGACTTTGCTTGAAAACTTGATCCAGTTGCAACAAAACCTTTTAATTCAGATAGCAATGGTTTACTTCTAACTATCATTTTATCATTTTCAACCATAGTTTTTAATCGACTACATGCTGTAATTTTAGTGCTGTGTGTAGTATTAAACCCTTTACGGAACTTGCGCACATGTCCTTTTCGAATAGGTTCAGACACAAATAGTCCTGGTATATTCTCTTCCCCAAAATCGTTTATAACGATTAGTGCTGCTTCTCCAATGCCGTTATTTTCTACACTCCAATATATACTATTATCGTTTTTTGTTTGATCTGCAATATACTTACATATGTCAGCAAGTACTCTAACCTGTCCAGGTATACCTGTTTGATTATGTTGCCATTCTGCTACTTGCTCGTAGCTTGGTAATTCAAAAACTTGTATAGCTGCATTATCGCCGCCGGTGCCCATGCTAGGATCTAAACCAACTGCATACGTAAATTCACTTGTAGGTTTTTTATACCAACGTGTTTGACCCATATTAAGAATTGGACTTTCGCCTTCCATTGCTGCTAGTTTTATACTGTTAATAAGTGTTTCGTCAAATACTAAGAATTCACAACCATATTCACGTCTAAATTTTTCTTCGCCTATACGACCAATTTCAGCTTCTTTCCATTCTTCATCTCTATCAGGATGTTCTTCCCACTCTGCTCTAAAACTATGGAATCCGTTTATTCCAACTTCTTGTTCATTACCGTGTGCATCAAACTTGTCTTCAGCTTGTTTCCAGATAGTAGCAAATGTATCTTCGTCTGAATTTGGTGTGCTAGTAATAATAGCACGACCACCTGTTGCCAGCGTAGGTGATATTGAAGTCCAAAACTCTTCTGCAATGTTAGGTTGCACAAATGCAAACTCGTCACAATATAGTAATGATATAGACATACCACGTCCTGTGTTGCCCGTTGTTGTTTGGCTTACAATACGTGAACCATTTTCAAACTCTATGCTACCTTTGTTGTAACTTGTAACACCGGCTCTAATATGGTCTGGACATGTTTCATACACATATCGTATACGTGCCATAATCTCTTGTGCGCCTGTGTACTTGTGTGCAGCAATAAGAATTGTTTGATCTGAATTAAACATTGCATACCATGCAAGATAGATAGCAGCACAGGTTGTTTTACCTGTTTGTCTAGGCATCATGTTAATATTAAATCTATAACTATGATAACTGTGCATCAATCGCAATTGATACTCAAAAGGATCAAACAATAGTTTGCCTTTTACAGGATGTTGGATATATGCAAAACTTCTTGCGAAGTGTAAGTAACCCTCGTCAGGATCCATGCACTTCGCAAGATCTTCAATTTGTGCATTAGTATATGTTTCTTTTGTATTTGCCTTTTTAGTTAAGACACCATCTAAACTTTTACTTGCCATACTGTATTTAACCAAAAAAATAGGCACCGACGTGCCTATTGAGTAGTCTAGGGAAGTGTGTTACTTACAGCCGCAGCCTGAACATGCCATTAATTTTTTCTTTCCTGGCTTGCCGCATTCTGGACATTTGCCGTCATCAGCTTCTTTAACTTTTTTCTCTTCTTTGTCTTTGACTGCCTTTTTCATTGGCTCTTTTTTGTCGCCATCACCGTCAATGTCAATATAATCTGGCTTTGCTTTCTTTTCGCTTAGTGCAGCATAAAGGTCTGCTTTAATATTTTCTAATGCTGGATCATTAGTGCGAATTGCTTTACGATCCTTTGAACGATGTAGATCATCACCGTCCGGTGTTACATCTTTGATATCACCAACTCTAGGCTCTGGTTCATTTTCATAGCCTTCTTCGTATTCAATATCGTCGTTGCAGCCCATTGCTGTAATGTCTTTGTCGCCGTCAACATCGTCTTTGCCTGGAATCTCTGGATCGTCCATCGGTGAATCAACAATGTCACGTAACCTTTCCATGTCTAAACGTGGTGCAAGCATTTTAGCGTCTACAGGTTTTGCATCACCTAGTCCTGCATTTTTCATCATGTTAAGTAAATCTTCGACATGGTCTTTACCACTAGCATTAATTGACACGTTCATAGATACAGGATTTCCTTTATCTACTTCTTGTGGTGGCATTGCTGGTGGCATACCTGGCATCTCGTTCATGCCACACTCGTCTAATGATTCTAATAATTTTTTCATTTCCATTTTATTATCCTCCTACTACCGATGTAGCATTTTCTGTGTTATCAATATCACTGCTTTCACCAACAGGTGCAGCGGCAGCTGGATCGTGTTCTCTTTCTTTGCGAGCAACTTCTAGTTCTTTTAACAGGTCCATTACTCTGTTGCCTGCTACGGAGTCTTGCGCACTTTCTCCGCCCATATCTTCTTGAGTAAGTTTTACTTCGTATGCATCATCGGCTGCTTCTTCTTGATAAAGTTCAAGTGGATCAGCAGCATTACGCACAACAATATGTCCTGCTGGACAATCGCAACACGCATCTAAATATTCACCCAATACTTGTGCAGTTGTTGGATATAATAGATCTGCTTCAAAGTGCGTAACTTCCATATTGTGTAAATTAGGAAAATCTAAAGGACGTTCTTGTATTGGTGTCTTTTTACCACTTGACAACTCTGATACTTTAAATCGTTCTAAACAAGTTTTTAGATAATCGTTAAAACCGTCTGGCAACTCGCCAGCGATTGCTATTTTAAATGGGTAAGTCTTTTTAGACTCTGTTAAATATTCTTTAAAAGATTTCATTGCGCAATATCCTATTATATATTATTTATCTTTATCAAGTCCTTTTAGCTTCTCTAGTAGGCTATTTCTGTCAGTGACTACATAGTTTTCGCCATTAATGATATCACCATCGTTTACATTAGAATCATTATCTAGTTTCTGTTTCTTAAGCTGTAATTCAATCATTTTTAGTTTTTTATCTAACTTTTGCGTTTTAGCATCTAAACTAGTCTTGAGCATATTACCTGCTACTTCAAAAACTCTGCCACTATACCGACTTTCTACATTCATTCCTAAGTCCATTAGATCATCATATGCTTGCATTGCTTTATCTGCAACTTCGTTTAGCTCTTTATCTGCTAAATCTCCTAGTCCTTTTACAGCAGGTAGTGCAGCACTAATTTTATCAAATTCTGCTATATCTCGAAATGTGTCTTTTTGACGCTCTATTTCGTGAGCTTTTTGATCTTGTTCTTGTGACTCGGCCTTTTCAATAATTTCTTTTGATTCAGGCAAGTCTAATAATTCTTCTAATTTTTTTGTCATAATTTTCCAACCATTAACTGCTACTATTATTTATCTTCTTTTACCATTGTGAAAAATATCATTCTCCGTAACAATTCTAAAATAAATGCCTTTTTGTTTACACCAAGCTCTTGCTGCTTCCCATTTTGCTTGATTAATAATCCAATGAGCTTGGTTTGCACGACTGCGTCCTGTTTTTTCTTTTAATGATTGATTTTCTGGTTTAACTTCTATAAGTTCAACTTTTTGCTTTCCTGTTTTATTTGCATATGCAATAAAAAAGTCAGGAACATATACAGTATGTTTTCCTGTAAATGGATGTCTATAAGGTATTTTTACTGCCTCACTTGCCCATTGACTGACGCTAGGATGTTCATCACAAAATCTCATAAAGGCAAATTCCCAACTGCTTCTATAAGTTGGTGTTGTATTTCCTAGATACTTATCAGGATTTTTTAGTTTAAATTTACCTTGAGCAAATTTTGGCATGGCATTATTCTTCCGTGCCGATGATAATTTGCCCTACCATTGATCCGTGGAATTGACAAATATAATAATAAGTGCCAGGAGTAACACCTGTCGTATTCCATGTGCATGTTACAGACTGTTGTCCATTATTAGTAACACCAGTTGAAACTGTACTTCCAGTTCCTGTTACTGCGGCTGTTTTAATCCAAAACGGATGTCCACTAACTGACAAGTTAAATTCAATTACATCACCTACTAAAAATTCTATAGTAGGATCATTTCCTGAAACTGCTCCATTTCTATCTGAGCCTGATAAAACGTAAGACGTCGAACCGCTGTTAGTAACTGATATATTATATGTTGTAACTACAGGTGCTACAGACTCTGTAGTAATTGTAAATGGATTTAATACACCGTACTTACTATATAAATGCCTGTTAGGAGATCCCATTATACTAAGTGTAAAAGACCTATAATCTGAATCATTGTTTGCAGTTTGATTGATAACTGATTTTGAATCAGTATTCATAATATCTTTTAATTGTGCTGGTGTTAGGTATGGGCGAGATTGTAAATATAATGCCGCAACGCCTGCTACTTGCGGTGATGCCATTGATGTACCGCCAATACTCATTATTTTATAATCTGTATTAGAAGGATAGTCTAATGGTGTGTAACTGTTAGTATTATAGTTCAAACTACAAGTACTCATTATATTTGTTCCGGGAGCCCACATATTTACTGCTGGTCCTTTTTTACTAGAACCAGCAGTTCTGTCAGTTACCGTTGTAGTTGTAGAATCTATATTTCCAACTATAAATGCATTTGAACTATAAGGTGAGCTCGGTCTATGATAATATCTTGTAATACCGCCAAAAACTACTGCATTATCATAATCTGTTCCGCTTGGTATATCTGCTTTATAATAATCATTACCTGCGGCAATGCAGATGTGTATTCCATCTGCAATCATATCTTCTACTTCAGCATCAACGAACGCTACTTGTGAAGGTATTCTTCTAAAGTCTGGATCATCACCGCCACTAAATTTTGACACTATGCCATAATCGTCCCAAAGTTCGGTTTCTGTTTGAGCTGCGAATGTCCAAGGTGTGCCTTGATAAGTTCCACTATCAGGATCTTGTGTATAAACTGCACTATATCCCCAACTCATATTTACTATAGTTGGTCTATTGTCTGTTTTTGCATTATGCCAAAGTCGGATTGCATCAAAAGAGTCTGAAATAGAAATTCCATTTCCGGGATCAGCTGTTCCTTCTAGTCCTCCTAGTTTTTGTGCATATATACGAGCTCCTTTAGCCCATCCATAAGTTTTACCTGCAGCAATGCCTGCACAATGTGTACCATGGCCATCATAATCGTTGTAGAAGAATGCATCTTGTGTTCCTGAAATACCCGACTCTAAATACCAATCAATGGCTTGAAATCTAGTAGTGCCTTCTGCATCTTCCCATTCAGGATGATCTTGATCAACTCCACTATCTTGAATAACTACGTCAACTCCTGTGCCATCAAGTGCATACAAATATCCGCCAGGTGCAAGTTCGCTTGAACCGTAAATATTAGTTTCTTCAATACAACGTCTTAGTCCCCAATTAACATTTACCGAAGATCCATCTTCTCCTCTTCTAAACACTACACCTTCACTTTGTTCTGCGTTTAGACCTATTTTAATATCATCTCTTTGATCTGGAGGGATTTCTACAGCACGTACTCTTGGGTCATTGCGTAGTGCTTCTGCTTCTTCATCAGTAAGCATAAAATGTGTTTGTATTTTAGATCCGGGCCTAGCATTAGCAATATCTACAGCTCTATTAGGAATAGGGCCTGCACCGCTACTAGCAGTAATTTCTACTTCAAGATCAGATAAGTGTTCTCTTGCTGTTGCTATTACGGTGTATTCTTTTTCCATTCATTTCTACCTTAATATAGAGGCTGCCAAACAGCACCGTCATAAAATACTGGATACGGTCTTGGTGTAGATGATGATGCTGGATCCCAGTTAGCATAATCCGCAACAGCAAACGTTCCGGCCACAGGATTTAAAGGTGCAGCACTTAATGGTGTTAATTTAAATATGCTATCAAAATTTGCTGTGCCATTGATGTTTACATCATCTGTTGCTGTAATGTTTACACTCGCTGCACTTGTAAATGCCAAATTACCAGTGCCAACACTTGCTAGACTTGAAATAGTTACAGTACCGTTAAATGTAATGTCTGGAGTTACAGTAATTGCTGCACTAGCAGTAGTGTCTATAGTTTCGCTAGTAAATATAAAATTACCAATGCTTGGAATACTAGGAGCACCAGTTAAACTACTGTATGTTCCGTCAAACAATAAATTTGTATTATCTGTTAAATCACTTACGTCTGCAGGTATAGTTGGTTTATCTGTTAAATCATTATAACTACCACTAAACGAACTGCCGCCTGATTGATCTACCCATACATAATCTCCGCCTGTTGCGTCCCAACTTAAAACTTGTCCATTTGTTGCAAGACTTTGATTTAAATGTGCATCAACATCGGTATCAGTATAACTATTACTGCCTGCATCGTCTGTACCTATTACCCAATTTGCACCATTATATTTTAATATACTTCCTGTTACTAGACCCGTAGTATCTACATCTGTTAGATCATTTAAAGCCGTTGCACCTGTGCCGCCTGCATTTGACACCCACGTATAGTTTGCACCATCCCAACTTAGCACTTCAGATGCTTGTGCTTCACTAACATTTAAATGAGAATCTACACTAGCATCAGTATAATTAGCACCAGAAAGTAAACTGTCATTGTCTGTAAGTTGATTAATATCTGTAGGTATTGTAGGTTGTTGTGTTAAATCATTATAACTGCCACTAAACAATACTGGCTTGTTGGTTAGATCATCATAACTACCACTAAATGCATTGTCAGATACTGTTGCTGGAAACCATTCTGTACCAGACCATTCTAAAACTTGTCCAATACTTGGAACATTGTTTGATACATTATTCAAATCTCCAATATTTACTGGAACACTCGGAGCGCCGTCTAAAGACGAATAATTACCATCAAACAACTCCGGTTTACCTTGTATATTATTCCAAACAACAGGTGTTTCTGCAATCGTTGTTGCATTTGTAACTCTAACATCTAAGTCGGTAAAATTTCCATCTAATTCTGCATAAGTTAACTGAGAACCTTTGTCTGTTCTTAAAATTATTGCCATTGTTATTCTCCTACGTATCCCGGCTCTACATATCCAAGAGTTACATAATTTTCTTGATTTGATATAATTGTTTCTTCTGGTGTTTCAAAAACTTCTACATTTCTTGATTCTAATAAAGTTTGTTGACTTTCTAATCTAAAACCCAATGTACTAGTTTTAGATCTATTATAGTTTAAAATTTCTGTTACTAACGTACTAAGTTGTAGTTCGTTAAATCCTTTTAAGCTATCTAACAATTTAAAAATAGGCACGTTGTCGATCTTTGATTGCTGCATTAAGATAGTGGAAACACTATAAGCGGCTGTTTTTTCAAAACCTCTTTTTTCAAAAAAAGCAATTACTGCATCTACTTCGTTAGATGAAAATTCTAATTTTGCTGTATAAAAATTATCAAAAAATTCTCTAACTGAATCGTCACTTGATGTAAATTTTGTTTGCGGTATATTTCCTGTAACTGCCATTTTTAAGTTCCTGTTGTATTTGGTAAGCCATTAGCTTCTTGTGCTTGTCCTATTTTTTGTGCTTTAGCTTCTTGCGAGGTATTATCATTCTTACTTACTGCTTGTGTTGTTTCAGTACCTTTGCCACTATTCTTGCCAAAGAATGTACCTGTAATTCCGCCTGGTGAAGGATCTTGCCCAGCACTTACTATTGCATTGGTTAATATACTAAACCCTTCTCTTTTAAGACTGTCTTTTGATAAATCTCCTGCATTACGTACTGTGTTTGCCGCAGTAAGTAATGTTCCTAGTCCAACATTACCACTAGTAATATCGCCTAACACACTAGAAGCACCATCTAATATTCCGCCGCCACCAAATAGATTAGCAACGCCTCCTCCTTGTACACTTAAAGGACTTGGTGTTTTATCATAGTGACTAGATGCAAAAGTTGCCGGGTCGTCTTCACCTACTGCACCGTCTGAATATAAAACTGCTTCGTAGTTTAAAGCCATTTTATTTTCTACTATGCCAGCGCCGTCTGTTTGGTCCATAGTGTCGTGGCCCCATGCTGTAATTATTGGATTAATTAATGTATATTCTTGATATTGATGTCTGCTAAATTGATATAATTTTATATTCTTAAAGAATGGTTCAAGTTTATCGTTGTCTAAACCAAATCTATAACCTCTTCCGTTACTTTCTTTATATGTGCCTCGAGGATCATATGTTGCACTAATATCTGAAATATTACCGTCTCTATAATAATATCTATAGTATGCTTGCATTAAAGAATTAGTAATTCCCAAATTATCATCGTGCATAAGAATATTAACTGGAGAATAATCAATTCTAGTTTGTATATTCTTTTTTCTATTATATTGATTTTTTGTATCTACAGTAGCAGTATATTGTGGCAAATCAATTTG